GTACCTGGTGCTGATAAACTTCGTTACTACTTTGTTAATGCTGGCCCGCATACTATAAGCACCAGTACTCAAGCCGGAACTGGTTGGGCACAAATTACTGTAACTGGGTACACTACCCAACGCCAACAATTTCCTACCATACTACTAGTATTTACCACTAACACAACTGAGCCAAGTTTTGGTATATTAACTACCAATGCAAACGGTGAACGTACTGTGTCTGCTCAGTTTCCGGTGCCAGTATTCTTAGGCAGATTTACACCACCAGCACAGCCTGAGTATACAAACTACATTGCTGAAAACGGTGGTGTAGCCTACTACCATAGAATTCAAACTAGTGTTGGCTCAGGCACTGACAGACTGGTGCTGTGGACACTACCCGAAAATGCTAGTAATGTGTACTTTACTGGGGACTCCTATATACCTGCCAATGTGGTAGGTACCACTAGCATATACGGCACTATTTTTGCTGGTACTGGTGCTACCTACACTATTGGCGAAGCACTAGTGTTCTCCTTGAGTAATGTGCCTGCCAGTACTGAAGGCTACGGTATGCAGCTGTTTAATAGTGGCGGCAGCTTAGTGTTTGATGCAGCAAACGATCACCTTATGATTAAGGGGTTCAGCAGCATATCGTTTACTGGCACAGATACTGAGAGTGTCAACGAAAGTCCCGACATCTTCACAGGCAGTCAGCCAGCTGTACTAGTACCAAACTACTACCAGTCTACTGCAGCGCGCAGAGGTACAACCGGATTTAGTAGTTGGGTTAGAAACTACGAAGGTGGACTACGTAGGCAAGGTACTACTATATACGCTAAGCGCATCCTAACAGAAGCAAATCTTGAAGATGCTATTTTAAACTGGAGTTATAGTTACGGCAGCAATGTTAATACTATTTTTGGTATTGATGCTGCCAACTTGGGAGCAGGTGGTGGCACTGGCGGTGGTACCGCCTTAGCAGCATATATACAGCCCAGTGGCACTGAAGTAACCAGTTGCAGTTATGATAGTAATAGTACAAGTACTTGTACTATTACTCAAAGTTACTTTGTTACCCCTACTGGTGGTAATGGTAACGCAATAAGCTACAGCTGGTCAATAGTAAACCCAAGTATCGCCGGGCTATACTCGATCAGCGGATCTAGCACAGGTTCTAGCGTTACGGTAGTAACTACCAGTGGTGATACAGCCGGCGCTATTACAGCCACACTACAATGCATAGTGTCACAAAGTGGTAGTGTGTCCACAACGGCCACTTATACACTTAGCAGAGTGCACGAAGGTTTTGGCGAGTTTGTAAGTATAAGCCCTAGTACAGTAGGCTGGAATAATAATTTTACACTAACTGTAAAGGGCGTTCCAGGTACTACTTTTACATATCAAGTTACTACAACCGCCAGCCAGCCAAGCACCTTTATAAACGGCCCACTAACACTAGACCAAAGTGGCAATTATGTAAATACTGGATTTACTGGTAGCACTCTTGGCTCACCGGCAGGATTAAGGTATTTGTGGGTTAAATTTGCCGCAACTAATAACGTAAAATCTGCCAGTGTTACTACTACAGGTATAGGGCCCACCATTAACTATTTTAGAGTTAAAGCACCAGGAGGTAGTTACAGCACTAGTGTAACTGGTGGATACGCAACTACTCCGTATTTTGAGTGGTCTACTACTGACGCTACAAGCGTAAGTGTAACTGACTTGTCCAATACTAGCTTAACTGCTGTGGATATAATCGGGCCCACAAGATACACTTCTAGAACTTATACCTTAACGGCCACACACGTAAGTGGCGGTACAACTACGGCCAGCGTTACCTATAATGTAACAGCGCCTACTATTACCGTATCGCCTACTACGCTGCCAAATACAAAGGTAAATAACAGTTATAATCAAACTGTGTCAGCAAGCGGTGGTAGAGCTAGTTATACTTTTAGTATTAGCAGTGGTGCGCTACCTAGTGGATTGAGTATAAGTAGTGGAGGCAGTATTAGTGGTACGCCTACTACGCAAGGTACATATAACTTTACTGTGCAGGCTACTGACGCGGACGGTTATACTGGTTCACGCAGCTATAGTGTTGCAGTAGACCCTGAGAATATTATTCCCACAATTTCACAGTTCCAAATCTCCTTATTTAGTCCTGAGAGCTACAGCAGCAGTGTAAGTGGTGGGTTCGGTACTTCCCCAAAGTTTAGATGGACTGTAAGCAATGCAAGCAGTATTAGTATTAGTACCACAAGTACTGTAAGTGGTAATAATCCATATACTAATACATCACTAACTGCTACGGGTGTACCTGCTCTTGGTTCTATAAATAGTTATGGTACTACAACTATTACCTTAACTGCAACCAGCGGCACAAACGATACAGCTAGTGCAACTGTGTATTTTATTGCTCCTTCAGGTCCGTCCATCTTTTTAAGTCCTAGCACGTTACCTGGCGGATATACTTCCAGTAGCTATAGCCAGACCATAACTGCTAGTGGAGGTACTTCTCCGTATACCTTTAGCGTTATTAGCGGATCATTACCTAATGGCCTAAGTTTGAGTAGTAGCGGAGTACTAAGTGGCACACCAAATGTTGCTAGTACATACAACTTTACTATTCGTGCACAGGATGCTCAAGGTTATACTGGCAGTCAAGCATACAGCGTAACTATTAGCACTCCGCCAACAATTACTATAAGTCCCATAAGTTTATCAAATGGAACTGTTAATAGTGCATATAGCCAAACTATTAGTGCCAGCGGAGCACAGGCTCCGTACGGTTTCTATGTGACCAGCGGGTCGTTGCCAAATGGTTTAAGTTTGAGTAGTAATGGAAGTTTAACAGGTACTCCAAGCACAACAGGCACTTCTAATTTTACTGTTACAGCCTACTCTAACGACGGCTTTAGCGCAAGTAAATCTTACAGCATAACTATAAATACTGCCACAGTTTACAACGAGCAAATTGGCCCTACTAGTGTATGCGCCAATACACTATTTGACATAGTAATTACGGGTGGCGTACCTAATACTACATTCTCGTATACAGGTGCAGCAACTGGTAGTCAAACACTTAATAGTAGCGGCGGATTCACTTTTCCTAATCAAACTTTATCCGCAGGTACATTTGACTACTACATTAATTTTAATGGTAGTGGTAATCAGAAAACTTACACTGTGACTTCAACCACGCCTCAACCATACGGAACATTCTTAAGCGATTACTGCTCAGGAACAACCTTGTGGGGTGTGTATGCTAACGGAGCGTGCGGAACTTACACCAGTGTAATTGAGTACAACAGTACAAGTTGCGGTGGTGGCGGAGGCATAGAACAGTAACACACTAAATCAGCAAAATTTCCACAATTATACCTTGCCAAAATACCCTGCTCAAACCATTGGGCAGGGTATTTTTTTGCATTGACAAGTTTCTGCCCTTATGGTATAATAATACCAAAATGTTGTATTGGTCTATAAATTTTTGGTAACAGTCGCAAAGCCAGATTAATCGTATAGGTGACGTATATGGATCATTGCAAGACTTATTGCGAATGATTTATATAAACTATTTAACAGGGTTTATAGTACTTATGGCAAATCTAAGAATAGTATCGAATAATCAAGTTACAGCGGTTGGTGGAAGCGCAACGGCTGCAGCTTGCAACGACTATAAATCCCAGTTTCAAACCGGAAGCAACTTTACAGTTACTACCAGTAGTTTAACAGGGTCTATAGCCGTAATAGCAGTTTTGGCCGAAGATATTGGCCCTGTTACAATGACAGTTTCCGGCAGCGTTAGTGAAAATACTACTAGTAGTAATACTACTCCTAACGTAGCATTTGGTGGTGTAAAGTATGTAGCCGCCTACTTAACAGTGAGTGGTAGCACCAGCTTTACTGTTAGTTTCAACAAATCTGTAAAGATAAGTAGATTTATAATCGGAAAATACTGGTCACCTACTCACAACGTAGGCTACGGTGTTTCAGTTGGCTACAATGATGCTACTACTATTGAGCGCCTACAAAGTGGTGATCAATACGTAGTAAAACAGCCAAAAAGCAAAACGCTACAGTTTGATCTGCAGTACTTAAATGAAGCAGACAAATTTCAATTATTTGATATATTGCGAGTACAAGGAAAAGCTACTCCAATATTTGTGTCTGTGTTTCCACAGGACACCTACCAAGACAAAGAGCAAATGTATTCTATATACGGCAGGTTTAACACACTGGCAAATATAGCACATACAACATACACAATGTATAGCTCAACAATTCAACTCGAAGAGTTTTAACAGTTACTGCTAGGGGAAATTAATCATGGAGGTAACAGGAGTTCAAGCGCTAGATGCCATCATAATTTTATCATTAGCAGTAATTGCATTGGCTTTTGGTATCAAAAAGGTTACAAAGGACTGGAAACTGTCTGAGTCGGCCGACAGTGTAATGGCATTAATGCACAAAGAGCTGGAGCGTGTTAGTCAACAAAATACGATCCTTAGTACAGAGTTAGGCAAATTACAGCAAGAAATCATTCAGTTAAATAGTCAGTTACGTCAACTCTGTATAGAGAATGACAAGCTACAAACAGAAGTTATAGCACTGACCAGCGAGTTGAATGCTTTCAAAAGAGTAGCTGCTGTAAGGAAAGTAAAGGTAACTACCAATGCAACCAGCTAAGATCAATTATAAAATTTATCAAGGCAGCACCTTTCAGGAAACGTTTCGCTGGGAATCAGAAACAAAAGTTTATGTACCCATACAAACAATCACCAAAGCTGCTCCGTGTGTAATCACTACTAGCGCAACCCACAACTTGCCGCAAGGTTGGCGATTTCGTGTGGTAGGTGCTGGCGGTATGAAGGAAATAAATAGTCAAGGCGACAGCTACTATTTAGCTACCAGCGTAACCGGCACTACCATAGAAATCAACCAAATTAACAGTCTAGGATACGCGGCGTACACTAGTGGTGGTGTGGTAGAGTTTAACCAACCAGTACCACTAGCAAATTACAGCGCCAGAATGCAAATTCGTGAAAGTGTTGACAGCAGTGTTGTCTTACACGAAGCTACTAGCGCCAACTATCAGATTGTGGTAGATAATACAAACAAAACTATTCAAGTTACGCTGCTAGGCAGCATAACACAAAACTTTGATTTTACTACTGCTGTGTACTCCATTGAGCTATTCAACGGAAACAATGTAGTTACTTTTGCTAGTGGCAATATTACACTGGTCAGGGAGGTAACACGATGACTCAAGTAGTAGTAACTGATTTAGGAAAAACAGTTGTTGCTAATGTCGAAGTTACCAAAGTAGTTACCAGTGGCATGATGCCGCCAAACATGGTAGGTACGCTAACTAATAGCAGCGACGTGGATGTAAGCGCATTACAGGATGGTGGCATACTTATTTATAATGCCACAACAAATAAATGGACAGCTACTAACCTGCTGGAAAAGCAGATTTTTGAAGCAGGTCAGTTTTAAGGGGATAACATATGGCTTCTTTATTAAGAATAAAGCGCAGCGACGTTAGTGGTAACCCAGCTGTCTTGGCAGCAGGTGAATTAGCGTATAGCGCACTGGCAGATAACGGCAGCAACGGTGGTGACAGGCTGTACATTGGTATGGGTGTGGAAACTGCAGGTAATGCGGTAAATCACATTATTATCGGTGGTAAGCGCTACACAGATTTGGTGGACGCAGGCACACACCTGAATACTGCAACCGCATTTGTGCGTCGTGACAGCAACGGCGATTTTGCTGCAAGATTTATTACTGCTGATTTAATTGGTAATTCCGCAACTACTACTAAGTGGTTAAATGCACGCACATTTAGCTTGACTGGTGACGCAACCGCGAGCTTTACAGGCGTTGATGGTACAGCAAATATTAGTACCGCAATTACGCTGGCAAACACTGGTGTAACGGCAGGCACTTATGGCAGCACTACACAGATTCCTACTTTTACAGTAGACGCAAAAGGTAGACTAACTGCAGCAGGTACAGTAAGTGTTGCTACAGTACTAAATATTGCTGGTACAACAGGTACAGACGGTATTGACCTGTTAAGTGATACCTTGAGTGTTGTAGGTGGCGTGGGCGTTACCACAGCCGTTACAAACAACACTATTACTATCAACCTGCCGCAAGCAGTTGCACCAACCAGTAACGTTACTTTCAACGACGTTACTGTCAATGGTACACTAAATAGTAATGACATTACTGCTGCCAATATTAATATTGACGGCAATGCCTCGATTACTGGTAACCTAACTGTATTGGGTACAACTACTACAGTTAATAGTACCACAGTTTCGATTGGCGACAAAAATATTGAGCTGGCTAAAGACGCGACTAACGCGGCAATGGCAGACGGTGGTGGCATCACAATCCGTGGCCCCGCTACACCAGCAACGTTAGTTTACGCTAGCGCAAATGATCGCTGGCAAATGAACAAAGACCTTGAAGTTGCACAAGTATTTGGTGCACTCAAAGGCAACGCAGATACTGCAACACAGTGGCAAACTGCTCGCGATTTGAGCTTAACCGGCGACGCAACAGCCACCCTAGTAGGCGTTAACGGCACAGCAAACGTAAGCGCCGCTCTTACACTGGCCACTGTAAACAGCAATGTTGGTACATTTGGTGATAGCTTAACAGTTCCTACTGTTACAGTGAATGCAAAAGGCTTAGTAACAGCTATTGCACACACTCTAATTCCAACTGCTACAACCTTGATTAAGGGTCTGGCACAGTTTGACGCACTAAACTTTGATGTAACCGCAGGATTAGTCACTATTGATACAATCGACTGCGGCACCTACTAAATATTTCCCAGCTAAATAGCTTAAAGGGGCAGCCACATGGCCAGTAAAGTACAGATTAAACGCAGTAGTGTACCAAGCAAGGTACCTACCACAGCAGACTTAGATTTAGGAGAACTTGCCATCAATACATATGATGGCAAGGTTTTCTTAAAGAAAAGTGTTGCTGGCACAGAGTCTATTGTAGACTTAACCAGTGCTGGCCCAAGCGGTCAATACATTATTAGCAGTCAACAAATATTTACTGCTAATGCTAATCAAACCACATTTTCTGTCAACTACACAGTTGGCTACGTGGACGTTCACCTAAACGGTATTAAACTAGTAAGTGGGCAAGACTTTACGGCTACAAACGGTAGCTCAGTTGTGTTAACTACAGCTGCAACTGCTGGCGATATCGTTGACATTACAGCTGGCAATACTTTTTCAGCTGGTGCTGGTAGTGCAAACGGCATAATGCCGGTAGAACTGGGTGGTACAGCCAGCAGCACTGCTGCGGGTGCACGCACCAATCTTGGCTTGGGCAATGTGGAGAATAAAAGTTCCGCCACAATTCGCAGTGAGCTTACCAGTACCAACGTTACCACTGCACTTGGATTTACACCCTACAACAGTGCCAATCCAAGTGGATACATTAGTGGCAATCAAACAATTACGTTTAGTGGCGACGCGACAGGCAGCGGCACCACTAGCGTAGCCCTTACACTTGCTAACAGCGGCGTTATAGCAGGTACTTACGGCAACGCAAACAGCATACCACAGCTAACTGTGGACGCTAAAGGTCGTGTAACTGCGGTAACCAACGTTGGTGTAAATATTCCAAGCGGTTCGCTGACCTTTACTGGTGACGTAACGGGAACTGGTAGCACTGGTAGTAGCACTGCGCTTACACTTGCAAACAGTGGTGTTACAGCAGGTACCTACACTAAAGTTACAGTTGACGCCAAAGGTCGCGTTACTACTGGTACTACACTAAGCAGTGCGGATTTACCTACTTATACTGGCACTATCACTTCGAGTCAAGTTACTACCGCGCTAGGGTTCACCCCTTATAACAGTACTAATCCAAGCGGATACATTTCGGGCAACCAAACAATTACTTTTAGTGGTGATGCAACAGGCAGTGGAGCTACAAGTGTTGCACTTACATTGGCTAATAGTGGTGTTACGGCGGGTACGTATACTAAAGTTACAGTGGATGCTAAGGGTCGTGTTACAACAGGCGCCACACTAAGCGCCAGCGATATCCCCAACTTAGACGCCAGCAAAATTACTAGTGGTGTGATTGACGCCGCTAGACTACCAAGCTATGTTGACGACGTATTAGAGTTTGCAAACTTAGCAGGATTTCCTGCAACCGGCGAAACTGGCAAAATTTATGTTGCACTAGACACCAACAAGGCTTATCGCTGGTCAGGTACAGTATACGTATACATTACTAGTGGTGCTGTAGACTCGGTGGCCGGCAAAACTGGCGTAGTTACCTTAGTAAAAGGTGACGTTGGATTAGGTAGTGTAGACAACACAGCTGACGTTAGCAAGAATGTGTTAAGTGCTACCAAGTGGACTACAGCACGTACTGAGACACTAAGTGGCGACGTGTCGGGTAGCGCTAGTGTAGACGGTTCAGCAAACTGGACAATTACTACTACATTGGCTAATAGTGGTGTTACGGCAGGTACTTACACCAAAGTTACGGTCGACGCAAAAGGTCGTGTTACAACAGGTACTACGCTTGCCAGTGCAGATTTACCAACTTATACAGGCACTATTACTTCAAGTCAAGTTACTACTGCACTTGGTTTTACACCTTACAACAGCACCAATCCTAGTGGGTACATCACTAGCAGTGCACTGTCAAGCTACTTGCCATTAAGTGGTGGAACGCTAACAGGAGTGTTAACACTTGGTAGTAATGTTGTAATCAACTTCTCTGGTCAGTCTGATTCGTTTGGCTATAATTCTGTTTCGGGCCTTGGAACATATATCAAGGGAACTGGTTCAACATATATTTATGGAGGCGGCTCGTTTTATGATGGATCGGCTCACCGAGCACTTTTACACGCAGGCAACTACACCAGCTATAGCCCGACTCTAACTGGTAACGGTGCAAGCGGTACTTGGGGCATCAACGTTACCGGAAATGCAGCAACTGTAACTACAGTCACACCTAGTCAGCTATCACCTGCGGTAGATTACACAACGCCTACAGACGCTAGCGGATATACTTGGATTAGATTTACTTTTGCAGGCGGTGATACTTTTAACGGTGGACAGCAGCAGATAGAGTTTTATGTAACTCGTTCTATCAATTTTAACGGTAACAACCCGTACGGCGGATGTACTGCCAAGTTTACTGCACAAGCTCGTGAATGGCATGGTGGCCAAGAGATGATGCTGGTGCAGTACGGCGAACATGGTTCTAATAGTAGCGCAGGTGCTGGATTCTACATTTCGCATGCTAGAATGGCAGACTTTGCTGGCGGCGGATACTGGGTTTACTTGCGCGTACGTTCAGGAATTACCTACCGATTCCGGGAAGCTTTGCACGGTGGAATAGGATGCGATTTTAGCACCTTACAAGGCACTACAGATCCAGGCTCAGGCCAGCAGATTTTTTCAGGTTTAAACCTAATTTCAACTGGCGGTGACGTTAATTTTTACGACAACGGCAACCCAATTCTACATGCTGGTAATTATACCAGCTACGCCCTGCCGTTGAGCGGCGGAACCGTCACTGGCGCCACCACATTCTCCAGTGCAAATGACGCACAAATATTTTTGAATGGAGCAGGTACCTCGTGGGCAGGTATTGCTTGGACTGACGTTTCTGGCACTGACTATACCTGGTTTAACGGCTCTACCAGCACGTTTGCAATAGGTGGCAGCGGCTCTGCTGTTAGCGGCAAGAAGCTGCACGTTAACGGCGGCATGACCGTTGGTAGTGGCTATAGTGGCACTAGCACTCCATCAAATGGATTAAATGTTCAGGGTGAGATTCAATCTCCTAACATTGCAATAGGTGGCCAAGGTCGTAGTTCTTTAAACGCAATTGGTGGCAATATTGGTAGCACGGCTCCAAGTTGGACTAACAGCCAGCTAGAGATTAAAAATACCGATGCCGGCACTGTTGCTATTGCGTTTCATAGAGCTGGTTACACGTCCAATACACTTGACGTTCGTGATGGAAGCGGTATTCGTATTGATGGAAGTATAGCGCTGCACGTTGCTAATTACGCCAGTTACGCTCTGCCACTAAGTGGCGGCACGATGACCGGTCGTTTGACGACGACGGCATGGACTACAAGCGCCCGCAACTACTCGAATGAGTGGATCGAGTTCCCCAACCACTCCGGCCTCTACTCGCCACTGAATGGAGCGCACTTCTACCCGAACAACGCCAATTACGGTGCATGGCGTATAGCCGGTTCACGTAATAACTGGGCTGGATTAGAGTTTGACGCAAGCAACGGCAGCGTCTCGCTGATGATCAACCCCGACTCCAACACGTCCGGGTTCCACAACAACACGTACGGCTGGCAGTGGCGTTGGAATAACGGCACCATTTTCTGCCACAAAAACGCATATGGTGGTGGCACAGGAGCAGTTGTGTTAGACACGGTGAACGCGTCTAGCTACGCAGTAACCTCCGTAAATGGCCAAGTAGGTGCGGTCACGGTAGCCGCAGGCGATGGCGGCGCCCTATTTAGTGCTTTTGAGTAATGAGGTTATATAATAATGGCAAAGCCAGAAACAACCATGATTCTAGTAAGTAATGTATTTAGTAGAATGATGCATTTTAAAAATGTAGGTGACGTAGAGCATGGTCATAAACATCATTATGATCATGCCACCTTATTGAGCAGCGGCAAGGTTTTGTACGAAGTTATAGATCCTAGTACAAACTTGGTAACTGCTAGCAAAGAGTTTGTAGCACCAGCATTTATTTTTGTAGCAAAAGACAAAACACATCGCCTTACTGCGCTGGAAGCAAACACAGTGTGCAGCTGCATACACGCCTTACGTTCGGAAACCGGTGAGTTATTAGATCCAGATTTTCTTATTGAAGAGGTCTGTAGAGATAATGAGCCACTACATTATCCTTTAAAGAGTAATCGTGATAGTAGTTTATCAGTAAAACTTCAGCCTATGCTGGTTATTTAATCAAAAGGATTATTAAATGGCAAAACAAGTAAAAAGATTTGCAGGATCATCTAGTGCAACTATGTCGCAAAGCTGTCAAAATGTGCAAATATATGATAACTATGGTAATCCATGGTACATGGACTACCAGTGTAATTGGAACGCGCGGCAAACCACTACAATCTACACAGTGCCTAGTGGCAGAATAGCCAAAGTAAGAATACTGGACATTAGTAGCAACAGTAACCCTGGCGGCGGTGCAGGGCTCCATATAGGCAATACCACAAAAGGTAACTTTATAGGCCAAGGCAGGAGCGGTTCCGCTAGTGTGCTAACTTATTCTTTTCAAAACACAAATACTGATCAAAGCGGTGACTGGATATACATGAATATTAGTGGCTATGGTAATTTTGCAACTCAAAAAAATCACTATTTAAGTGCTGGTGAATCAATATACGTAATTAGTCCGGTAGCTGGTACTAGTGGCACCCTTACCATTACCTATGATTTTTTAGTAGTGGAGGAATATTAAAATGCCGCAACGAGCTTTTGTAAAATTATACGATAACAGAGTACTTGAGCACAGTATTGGTGACGTTCCAGAAAAAGTTGTGGCACAAGAAGATCAAGTAGAAGTACCTGCCGAGAACTTTGATGGTTTACAGTATATGTTTAAGCTGTATGATAAAGCCACAAATACTTTTATCAGTGACAGCGAAACTAGCCGATTAATGGAATTATTTTTAAATCCTAATCCACCAGCACCACCTCCACCATTGTTTATAACCGTGGGTGAATTCAGAAAATTATTTAGCCTGCCTGAAAGAGCCGCAATAAAAACTGCAGCTCAAACAGACTCAATAATTTCAGAATTTTTCAGTGTAGCAGAGGCATTGCCTGGCCAAATATTTGATTTAAAGGACGACGATACAAAGTTTTTATTAGATCATTTAGTAAGCCAACAAATTATTACAGCAGAAAAAGCTGCTAGTATTTTAAACTATAAGTCATAAAGGGACCACAAAATGGCAGCAACTTTTCAAATCAAGGTCAATGGTGTACGTACACATGACTTGGGCAGCTTGACTAAAGTGGTCAAGCAAATTGAGTTTACTGTGGAAGGTGCGCAGGACTCACAAACCTTTGCACTACCACAAACACTTACTGTACCGGACGCAGACGCCAACAGCTTTGTGCCTTTTGAGCAACTTACTGAAGCTAATGTGGTACAGTGGATTGAAACGCACTTTGAGAACTTGGACAGTGTAAAGGCACATATCCAATTTGTGCTGGATAAAGAGTCACAAAAGGCTCAACTAGCACAACAACCACTACCTTGGGCACCCCCACCCGCAGAACCAACAGCACCACCTCCAGCAGCACAATAACTTAATAGCTGCACGTATACTAACCCAGGAGCCCGCTTATGATGACAAAAGCCCGTGCTTTAGCTAACTTACTATCTCAAGGAAATATATTTGCTGACAGCCAGGTAGCGGCTAGCGAAATTACAGGGCTTCATACAGTGGCTACCACTGGTAGTTACGCTGACCTAGTCAACAAGCCCACTGTGGTTAGCCACTTTACGAACGACGCAAACTACGCTAGCACTACTTATGTAAACACACAGGTTAGTAACCTGGTGGCTAGCGCACCTGCTGCACTGGATACACTAAACGAATTAGCCAGTGCGCTAGGCAACGACGCTAGCTTTAGTGCTACCACAGCAACTGCACTGGGCAACCGCCTGCGTGTAGACACCGCTGCACAAAGCTTGAGCAGTACGCAGAAAACAAACGCAAAAACTAACCTGGACTTGCAAAACGTGGAGAACAAGTCCAGCGCCACAATTCGCGGTGAGCTCACCAGTAGCAACGTTACTACTGCGCTTGGATTTACGCCTTACAATGCAACCAACCCAAACGCGTATATTTCGGGCAACCAAACTATTACATTCAGCGGCGATGCAACTGGTAGTGGTGCAGTCACGGTTGCCTTAACACTGGCGAACAGTGGTGTCACAGCCGGAACCTACGGCAGTTCTACCAACATTCCACAACTTGTGGTAGACGCAAAAGGTCGTGTTACCAGTGTAAGCAACGTTGCGGTAAGCATACCTAGCGGTGCACTCACTTTTACTGGCGACGTAACTGGTAGCGGTAGTACTGGTTCGAGCACAGCACTTACACTTGCAAACAGTGGTGTTACCGCAGGTACTTATACCAAGGTAACTGTAGACGCTAAAGGTCGCGTTACTGTGGGTGCTACACTGGCTTCGGCAGACCTACCCACTTACACAGGCAGCTTAACCAGTGCACAAGTTACTGGTGCACTTGGATTTACCCCTTACAACTCCACAAATCCTAGCGGATATATTAATGGTAATCAAACCATTACGTTTAGTGGCGATGCAACCGGTAGTGGTACCACTAGTGTAGCGCTTACACTGGCCAACAGCGGTGTGACAGCTGGCACTTATACTCGAGTTACGGTAGACGGTAAAGGAAGAGTAACTGCTGCTTCCGCACCTACAGATACTGCAATATTTGATGTTAATGTTAACACTAGTACATATTGGACAATTACTAGACCTAATGGTAGTGCTCTATCTGGAAACATAGTCTATCGCATAACTTTAGTTACTCTTGGTACAGGCACTGATACTGGGGAAGTATATTTGGTATCCAATCCAGACGGTGCCGGTTGGCAATTAAAGGCTGTTACTAAAACGGCTTCTGGTAGTAATTATCCGTATGTATTCTTAGATTCTGGTATTCCAAAGGTTAAAAGTGACCATGCCTCACTATACACTACAAGGGTGCTAGTAGAAGAATTTAATGGCGGGAACAGCGGTACTTTACCATCGGCTTTTGGACTAGACGCATTTTTTACTCACGATGTTAATGCAGCTAAGTATCGTAGTAGTTGGAACGGCTCAGACAATATTTTGTTGCACGCCGGTAACTATAATAGTTATAGCCCAACATTAACAGGTAGTGGTGCGTCGGGTACCTGGGGAATCAGCATCACCGGTAGCGCCGCAACGCTGGGCGGCAAACCGGCTCAAGATGCTGTCGGGGCCAACACCATCCCCACTCGGGATGGCAGCGGCTACACCTATTTCAACTACATCAACAGCAACACCGGCAACAGCGAAAATCCAAGTGTCTCTCAGGTGATTGTCACGAACGGCAGTGATGGCTTCTATCGCAAAGCCAGCATCGCGCATTTGACAAGCGCTGTGCAGAGCAACGCTAGTGGTACTTGGGGCATCAATGTGACCGCCGCATCCGGTCGTGTGACGTATCAGGGCAATAGGTCGGCAGAAACTGGCACCACAGTTAGTACTCCTGGTAGCAGCATGGATGTTGTTGGTGCGTATAGCAACGGCTATCCAGAAAGTTTTGGTAACGTCCTATCTATAAATGGCGGAGGATCTAGCCAATTATATATGGGCTGGGTTGGTGGCAGTGGTGCGGAAACGGGCGAGTTGTACTATCGCTCGATGACGGACTGGAGAACAAATTGGGGTTCCTGGCGTAGAGTGCTGACAAATGCTAATTACACCAGTTACAGTCCCTCATTAACAGGCAGCGGTGCCAGTGGCACTTGGGGTATTTCAATTAGTGGTAACGCGGCCACAGCCAGCAGAGTCACATCAGGAAACTTAACTCCTGCAAGTACATCATTCAATAACGCCTTAATTCCGGCTAGCGGGTCAACCCGAGTACTAACTTTTGACGGAAATGGCAGCCTACCGTCAGTTTGGTGGTCTAATGGAACACGGGCGTATGGTGCCATCGACGCAATAGATCCTGGTTTAGCATTTTGGGCAAATAACGGTTCTAGCTGGCAACAGCAAATGACAGTTAATTATGGTAATGTCACAATTAACACAGATATTCGTACCCCAATACTATACGATAGTAATGATACGGGTTACTATTTAAACCCTAATAGTTCTAGCAGATTAAGCTCTACTTATACCGATAATAGCTATACATATGGTTGGTTCAGAAACTACAACCAGAACGGTTTATACAACGAAACTCACGGTAATCATTGGTACGCAACAGGAAATAACTACTGGAACCTAGCTGGTAATAACACTACTCACGTAGGTATCATATTAAGAACTAGCGGTCATCAAGGTACTGTGCGAGGCTATGTTTACGCGGATAATAACAATAGCATCGGCTTTTTAAACAGTAACGGTAGCTGGAGATTTAGAGTTGTAGGAGATGACTACTCTCTAGCAGACGGCAGCTCAATGCGTGCCCCATTGTTTTACGATAGCAATGATACTACGTACTATATTGATCCGGCAAGTACAAGTGTTTTGGTTTCGGGGTATATATTCAGAAACTTTCTTCGTAGAGAAACTACTACCCATAGCGGTATAAGCTGGTACTCACCCAGTTATACCGCTTGGTGTAACTATATGAGCCCTGCTGGAGCAGGCAGCTCGGGGCCGACCGGAAATATCACTGCACCTTCGGGTACTTATGTTAATAGTTGGGCCCTAAGAAGTTTTATTGAAAATGCTAGCGGATATGGGTGGACGTTTGAAAGTGGTACGTCATCTGGTCAGCCAAGCGTTGTAGCAGAAATCAGAGCATCAGACGGTCTTGCTAGATTTAGTGGTGGTACCTACTCTCCTAACTTCTATGACAGCAACGATACAGGATATTATTTAGATCCTAATAGCACTAGCAGATTAAACTATGTAGTACCTAACCGTATTAAGTTAGTAAGCCAAGTCAACAACGAACCACGCTGGGATTTTAGCGCATACGTAGTCGAGGCCCAGCACTGGTACGGTAATAATGGCTCGCAAACTATGTATTTAGGCGAGTCTAACTGGATCAATATTCGCAACACTGCCGATATTCACGGCGATGCGAGATCCCCTATCTATTACGATCGTAATGATACAGGTTACTACTTAGATCCAAATGCAAATACCGCACTACGCACAGTAGGTTCTTGGCGTGCAGATTCTGCTACTTGGGACGGCGAATTTGCAGGAAAGATTCAGTACCACAGCAGCAACTGGTACATTCAGTACTCAGGAAATGCAATATTCCGCAACAGTGGCGGCAGCAACATTATGACTTGCGACAGCAGTGGTAATGTAACCTTCAGCGGAAACGTAACTGCTTATTCTGATCGCAATAAAAAGACTAATATCACCACACTAACTACTGCACAGCAGTACTTTGATAAGATTGATGCAAAGAACTATGTGTGGAAAGATACTGGTAAAGAAGATATAGGTTTTGTGGCTCAGGACGTAGAAGCAGCAGGCTTGCATATGTTTGTACATAACAACGAAGTACACGACCCTAATACTGGCGAAGTTGTGGAAACCATTAAATCGCTAGATTATGGCAGAATGGTTGCTGTACTGTGGCAAACAGTAAAAGAGTTAAAGCAAGAATTAGACGCATTAAAGTCTAAACAATAAACCGCCAACATTTCAGGAGGAAATATGGCACTTACTTATACTTATCAAGTCACTGGTTTAAAGGTGCGTGACGAAGCTTTCGATAGCACTGTAAACCCAAGCGCTGTTGTACAAACATACTGGAAATTGACTGGTGTGGACGAACAAGGAAACGAAGGCACATTTAGTGGTGCCACCCCATTCACTACCACCACAATGCCTGCCGGAAGTACATTTACACCGTTTAATCAACTAACTGAAGCACAAGTAATTGGCTGGATTCAGGCAGTGGTGGATGGCAATCAAAGCTACAAAGAGCACATTGAAGCACAGATCCTAAAGCAGATTGCCGAGAAAGTTCGCCCGGTTACAGAACCACAGCTACCTTGGGGCTCACCAACTCCACCAACTTCACCAGCCAGTTAATACTTAAAAATGTTTGAATTTGTACCGCAGTGGTTATTTAGCGCCACATTCTTTATAGCACTAGTGCTGTACCTAGTAACCAAAACTGTAAAGGTACTACCCTATGCTCAGCTACTACAGTGGCTGAGCATTTTGGTAGCCGCACTTAGCTTATACTTGCTGGGTGCAAAGTGGCGTGATCAGGTGTGGCACGATCGTGCACAAGCACTGCAACAAAAAGTTGTGGAGTTGGAAGCAAAGTCCAATGAGGAAAACGTAAAAATTGTGGAACGTGTAGTAACCAAGCGTGATACTATACGCGAGCGTGGCAAGGATATCATACAGTATGTAGATCGTGTGGTGGTTAAGGACAATGAGGTAGTTAAGTACGTGGAACACTGCCCAAAAGTGCCCAACGAAATCTTGAACACTATTAACAAGGCGGCCACACCATGAAAGCTATACTAGTAATCATTAGCTTATTGCTGGCAGGTTGCAGTACTGTGGTGCCGGTTACACAAAAGTTTCCGCAAGTGCCACAACTACTGCTAGAACAGTGCAAGCCTTTAAAGCAGGCTCCGCAAGATAGCAGTATTATTGACTTGACCAAAGTGGTCGTAGACAACTACACACAGTATTACGAGTGCAGTAACTTAGTACAAGGCTGGCAAGAGTGGTATAAGGTGCAGCAAAATATTTACAAGGAGTTAAAGTAGTGGAACTAGAATTGGAACAATTACGTCAAGTAATACCAAAAAATAAGCACGTAGAATACTGGCACGATGCACTACAGCAGTTGTTACCACAGTATCAAATTGACACTCCGCAACGCATGGCTGCATTTTTAGCGCAGTGTGCGCACGAGTCAGGTGGATTTGTGTTTATCAAAGAAAACTTAAACTATCGCTGGCAGTCGCTGCGTAAAACATTTCCAAAGTACTTTCCCACAGACCAGCTAGCACAGCAATACGAAAAGCAGCCTGAACGGATTGCTAATCGTGTGTACGCTAACCGTATGGGCAACGGTGCGGAAGAGTCTGGAGACGGCTGGAGATTTTGTGGTCGTGGGCTGATACAAGTAACTGGACGCGACAACTACAGTTGGTTTGCTGCTAGCCTGGAGATTTCACCAGAAGAAGCTAGCGAGTATATGGAAACTTTTGAAGGTGCAGCACAGAGTGCATGCTGGTTTTGGGAAACCAACAACTTAAACCAGTGGGCAGATCGTGGTGATATCCTAACCTTAACTAAACGTATTAACGGTGGTACTATCGGCTTAGAAGATAGACAAAAACATTACCAACACGCACTACATATATTTGGTGCGTAAATTTGGGAGGCTTATATGCTAAAGCGAATTTTATGTGTGGTACTGCTGAGTTTTAGCAGTATAAGTTATTCTCAAACTACTACTAATACCAGTACAACTGGTACGACGGGCGGCACGACCACCAATACCACTACCTTAATAAATCAAGGTACCTACGACTCCAAAACCTTGGTAGACACAAACAGTACTAGTAATAGCACTAGTACTGTTACTACCAATAATACTACTAATAGTAATACCAACAGCACTAGTACCAGTACTGTAAACAGCACCAACACAAATAACAACACAAATACTAGTACTAGCACTAATACTAACGTTAACCAAAATATACAAAGTGGTACAGTGACTAACAACAATGTTAACACTGGTACTATGACCTATAATAACAACAATGTTAATAGCGGTACAGTTACCTACAACAACAATAACGTAAATCAAAGTACCAGCGTAAACACAAACAATAATGTGAATACTGGTGATATGACAAACCGCAATATTAATACTACAACCAGTACTAATACAAATAATAACATTAATACTGGTGACATGACAAATCGCAATATTAATACTAGCACTAGTAACAATACTAACACTAATATTAATACTGGTGATATGACAAACCGTAACATTAATACTACGACTAGTAACAACGTCAATACCAATGTCAACACTGGTGATATGACAAACCGTAACATTAATACTACGACCAGTACAAATACTAATACAAACATTAATACTGGCGATATGACGTATCGTAACTTCAATCAAAGTACCAGTGTGAACACAAACAATAATGTTAACACTGGTGATATGACGTACCGCAACTTTAATCAAAGTACCAGTGTGAATACAAATAACAATGTTAATACTGGTGACATGACCAATCGTAACTTTAATGTTAACAGCGGCGACATGACTAACCGCAACATTAATACTAGCACTAGTAATAATACTAACACAAATGTTAATACTGGTGACATGACTAATCGTAATATCAATACTACGACTAGCAATAATGTTAACACCAATGTTAATACAGGCGATATGACTAATCGCAATATTAATCAGACTACTGCAACCAGCACCAATACAAATAATAATGTTAACACAAATACAAGCGTTAACACTAATATTCAGCAAGGTGAGATGACTAATCGCAATATTAATGAAAGCAACATCACTCAGCGAGTAATCACACCCCCACCAACTGCAATCGCGCCAACAATGATGAGTGGCGGAAACAATGATCTCTGCAGTACCGGTACTAGCGGCAGTATTCAAACACAGATTTTAGGCGCCAGCAGCGGCGGCACTGTTCGCGACATGAACTGCGAACGCTTAAAACTAAGCAAGACGCTGTACGACATGGGCATGAAAGTAGCCGCAGTTGCTACAATGTGCCAGGATAGACGTGTGTGGGATGCAATGATGCAAGCCGGCACACCTTGCCCCTTCGAGGGCAAAATCGGTGACCAAGCTAGAACAGCTTGGGAACAGAATCCTGAAAAGGTACCCACTCCAGTAAAGGAAAAAGTCGATGATACATACAAAAAAGTTGGTCTCGGTGCTTTGCTTGGTGCTGCTATCTATAAACTGGCAGGATTCTAATGCACAAACCTTGGAGCCTGGTCAAGTATACACTACACCTAATCTGGTGCAGGTTACACAGCCAGGCGGGCCTAGTACCTGGGTGGGTGGTGTATATCAAGATAATTTAACTTGCTGGCGTGGAGGTGACCCAGGATACTGCGGTCCAAACGCCATCATCAGACCAGGCAACAACATAAACTTTAGCTATGGCCAAACTGACTTGCACCAAGTGCAAGTAGTTGCCAGCTTACTGCCACAAATTACTGGGTTGCAGGTAAACGGGTATAGTTTCAGGTTTACTGCTAAAAACGGCAACGGCTGGGACGACGGTCGTGTAGACCAGCTTAGCGCATACGTAAGATTCTTTAACAGCAGTGGTGCTGTAGTTGAAAATAACCAGTACGACTTAAACTACAAGTTTAACTGGACAAACTTCAACTTTAGCAAAGACTTTGCAACACCCTACCAGCTAGGTAGCTTAAGTACAGTCAGGTACGGCTTTGTAGGCAGCGACAACAACTTTTGGGCGGGACCGTACGGACCGGAAGTTAATAACATAAGTTTTCAACTACGGTACAGTGTAGACCCTTGCACCACAAATCCACTGTACAGCACTAGTTGCAGTGGCTACCTAGCCGCACTAAATAGCCTAGTGCCACAGCAACCTGCCCCAACTACCCCCACTGCGCAGACTGTTGTGGAGCCACAGGCAACTACAACAGTGGCCGCAACACAAACTACGCAGCAAGTTGTAAGTGCACCTGCACCACAACCACAGGCTCAGCAACAGCAATCACAGCCAGCTGGAAATACGCAGCTTGCGCTCAGCATTATAGCACGCAATCAAGACCGTGAACGCCAAACACAAGCCAGTGCAGTTCAGCAAGCACTGGAGATTGCACAACAAGCTACCCAACGCACAGAGCAACAAGCCGTTGCCACAGCACAACAATCTCAGCAACAACAGCAAGATACTAGCACTAACCAGCAAGTGGTAACTCAAGTAGCGACAACGCAGATGGTTGCACTGCAACCAGCACAGCGTCAACAGGATGTGGTTACACAGCGCACAACACAGGACATTACACAACAACTGGTTACGCAAACAACCCAGCCTGTTATGGTGCAACAGGCAACACAACAAACAGACCAGAGTTTAGTTTTGCAAGTGCAACAACAGCAACAGCAAACATTTGTGCAACAAGCCCAAACAGCTGCTGTGGCGCCAGCTCAACAGCTACAGGTGCCTCAACAAGCCGCTCAACAAGTTGTTGTGGCACCGCCCGCACAACAACAGCAAGCAGCACCCATAGCACGAGTTCTTGTGGAGCCTACAGTGCAACAAGTGGCAAATACGTTACCACAACCGCCGCAACAAGAATTGGTTGTGCAGCCACAAGCTCAGCAAGCTGTTGCACGTGCACAAACGGTGGATACCGCACCACAAGTTGTTGTACAAGAGCAGCCACTACAGCAACAACAGCAAACACTGGCAAGACTAGTGGAGCCGGAAACACAGCCTAGCACAACACTGGCACTGCTAGACAGAACTAATCCACTAAGTGATTTTTTAAATCCGCAAGCCAATCTAAGCACACAAACTGTTACTAGCCAAACACAAGACGTACGCCGTGAACAACAAAACAACGAGCTTGCTGGCGGTGTAACATTGGACAGAATGGCTACTCAGCCTGTTGGCTACCAACAATATTTAGGACTGGCGTTACTAGACGCTAAATTTTATGCAACACGGGAGATTTATGGTAGGCAAACCACTGTAGACAATCAGCGAGCACTACGTCAGCTGAGCAGTGATCGTTTGCACCAGCAAATGGTTAACCAGCAATATAAATAGGAGCTGCTATGGCGGACAGTACAAATTTAAACGAGCAGGTAGACAAGCTTGAAGCTGCTGCCAAAAAGTACGCTAGTAAGGATACAGTGATTAGCATTGGCGGTTATGAGTTTACACCGGCCAAACTAATGGTAGCCTTTACCATAGTAAGCTCTGCACTGGGCGGTTTATACGGAGCCTTTGAAGTATACAAAGACTACCAAACCATGAAAAAGAAGATTGCTAGTTACGAAGCACCAGACCTTAGCGAGTTTGACAAGCGACTAGCCGTTATCGAGCAAAATAGTCAAAAAACCACAGACTATACTCGTGATATTAAGAACGACCTAAAAAGCGATATTCGTCGCAACGAGTCCGTCACAGAACAGATTGAGCGATACGTAAAGCAAGCACAACGTGAAACTGAGCAGGAAATGCGCCAGGCTCGCAAGGACATACGCGAAGACTTGGACAAAGCACGTCAAGAGGTGATCGCAGTTCGCAAGGAAATGGCGGACGCTAGACGTGAAGCTGACAAAGGCATTGATCAACTCAAGCGCGAAGTAGATACCAAGATACAAAAAGCTATCGATAATCCGCTGGCTAATAAGTAAGGGAGTGTAAATGATTGATCCCATTACAGCCCTAGCAGGTATACAGGCGGCCGTTAGCTTTATTAAAAAGGTACAAGGTACTGTAGATGATGTAGCTTCCCTAGGCCCTGCACTGGGCAAGTACTTTGACGCAAAAAGTGTAGCTACCAAAGCGGTTGTAGAAGCTAGGCAAAGCGGCAATAAAAGCGCAATGGGTGCTGCTATACAGATTGAGATGGCACTTGATCAAGCGCAGCAGTTTGAAAAAGAGCTGCAGCTGCTATTCATGCAAGCCGGTAAAGTAGACGTGTGGGCAAAGATTAAGCAGCGTGCTGCTGCTATGGAGTTAGAAGCTGCTCACGAAGCAAGACGTCAACGCGAAGCGGCTGCTCGTAAACGCAAAAAACTGCAAGAGCAGCTAGAGTGGTCACTTGCATTTGTGATTATTGTGCTTACTGGTTCTGCGGTTGGTTGGGGCCTGGTCAAGTTTATTGAATACTGTGCAACTAATCAGTGCAGTTTATAAGGAGAAGTGGATGACTGAAGAAAAGAAGCCTCTTAGTCGTAGCGAACGCGAAGCCCAAATTAAGGATAAAGCTGGTTGGGTTATCACTGTTCTTGCTGCTTTGCTGGCCATTAATACTTATATTGCTAGTGGCAATAGTAGCAAAGTGCTCAATAACACGATAAAAGCTAACGATACCTGGAGTTTTTATCAGGCTAAAAGCATTAAGCAAACCTTAGCCGAAATGGCTTACGATGACGCTGTTGCTCGCAAAGACTTTGAAAAAGCCGACAAGCTAAAAGCAAAGGTTGCTAGATATGAGTCGGAGCCTGAAACTGGTGAAGGCAAGCGTGAGTTGATGCAAAAGGCTAGAGCACTGGAAGCCGAACGTGATGAGATTCGTAAAAAGAATCCTTGGTTTACTTTTGCAGGCAGCGCGTTTCAGATCAGCATTGTGCTGCTGAGTGCTAGTATCTTAGCGGTCAGTATGCCACTATTTTGGGCCAGTGTTGCAGTCGGCGGTGTAGCTAGTTTGCTAATGTCGCAAGGCGTGTGGATGTGGCTGCCATTTTAAGGAAACAAAATGCAAGAAGAACAAAAGCAAGAAGTACCTAAAGAGGTAGAAAGTTGGATTCAGAAAAAATGGCGTCCAATGATGGCTGTTATGTATATGTGTGTATGTGCAGCCGACTTTATCCTGTTCCCCATTATGTTCACCATAGTACAGTTCTGGGAAACACAAGCAGCTAACGACGCTTTCCGTCAGTGGGGCCCACTAACACTACAAGGTGGTGGACTATTCCACATGGCTATGGGTGCTGTGCTTGGTATCACCGCTTGGAGTCGTGGTCAAGAAAAGATGGCAGGTGCAAATGCTCCTCCAGCACCACCAATGCAAGTTACTACCACAACTCAAACTCAACAAGTTTCGTATACTCAACCACAACGAAACTTTAACCAAGGTTACGACGACTACCAGCCGCAAGTAACCCAAGGCTTTGGCGGTAAGCTAGCGCCACCTCCTCAACAACATCCTGTAATTTAAGGATCCAAATATGAAAAAAGTACTACTAGCAACACTACTAGCATTTAGTGCTACTGCTTGGGCGGCAGATCCTCCAGCCAAAGCAGCTAGTCAACCAGAAACTAAAAAGGTTTGTGTTGATAAGGTAAAAGAGGGCAAGCCTGTTATGGGCAAAGACGGCAAGCCACAGCAGGACTGCAAAGAAATCAAAATCCACAAAAAGCTGGAAGGTACTAAAGTAGAGGACACAAAGGGCAAAAAATAATTTATAGTTGACACCTAAGGCGTGGTCTGCTATAATACTTCACATAGCAGACCACTTTGTTTAACAAACACAAGGAAGTCTATGGCTAGTGGCAAAAGAGCGCGACGAGCAGGCAATCTTGAAGCAAATCCTGTTGAGTTCGGTTTTCAAGAAGTAAAGCCGTTAAATTATATTCAAGGTGAATATTTACGGGCAATACACGAAAATCAGATTATATTTGGCGTAGGTAGCGCAGGCACAGGTAAAACCTATGTAGCTGCAACGTACGCTGCAAGTGAACTATTTCATCGTCGCATACAAAAGATTATCCTAACTAGACCTAATGTAGAAACTGGTCGTGGTTTAGGATTTCTGCCAGGTACTTTAGAAGAGAAGTATGCTCCGTACTTAGAACCATTTGACCAAGTATTTGCAAAGAGTCTTGGTAAAGGTTTCTACGAATACGCACTAAAAGCAAAAAACATAGAACCCAAGCCACTGGGTTTTATGCGTGGAGCAACTTTTGATAACTGCATTGTGCTACTAGACGAAGCACAAAATGCTACCAAAGAAGAAATGAAGATGCTGCTTAGCAGAATCGGTAGAAACTGCAAAATGATTATTAGTGGTGATATTGATCAAGCAGATATTCCTGACAGCGGTTTATCGGATGCGGTAAACAGACTGCAAAATATTCAAGGCATTGAAGTTGTCAGATTCTTGGATAGCGATATTGTTCGCAGTAAGATGTGTAAAGAAATTATTTTAGCTTATAAAAATTAAAGGATCAAGATGGCTAAGACATACAAACCAACTAGTGGCATGGCCAGTGCTGCTAAACGTGCCCTAAAGTGGAAAGACGAAGGCAAGCCAGGCGGTACCCTAGTTGGCTTAGCCAGAGCAAATCAACTAAAGGATCGGGAGCCTCTAAGCGCCAGTACTGTGCTGAGAATGTACAGTTTCTTCAGCAGACATGAAGTAGACAAGAAAGCTACTGGATTTTTTGCTGGTCAAGAAGGCTATCCAAGCAAGGGCCGAGTTGCTTGGGACTTGTGGGGCGGCGACGGTGGTTACAGCTGGAGTAGAACAAAGCGTAACCAAATTCAGCGTGATCGCGAGGGCAAAGCCCTAAAACTGCTCCAGATGACTAAAATGCAGATTGCTAAGCCACTGCTAATGGCCGCAGCGCAAATGCTAGAAGACTATGCCAACGAGCAGATTAGTGAAGAGCTAGACGCTTTTGGTCAGTTTATGTATCATGCGGAACTGCTACGCAACGGCCACCTAGATGTGTACCTAATGGACTTGCACAAAGTAGACCAGCCATACCGTGATATACTAGTAATGGTATTTGAAGAACTCGACGAAGGCTACGTTAGCGAACCACATGACGGTGACAGCGAAGAAGTAGACGACGAAGATAGTGACGAAGATACTCCAACATGAAAAAAGCCCCGTAACGCAAGTTACGGGGCTTTTTTGTTTGTGCTGATCAGTTGATTACTTTGTCAGCCAACTCACCTTGGCCTTGTGCTGGCTCAAGCTGAGCACGAGCCTGCTGTTGAATCTTAGCACTCAGCGGATTGCAAATCTTGCCAGGCAGTTCTTGCAAACCAGCCAAGATAGCATTTGCTTCGTCAATAGTGAATTCAAATGTTAGTGTTTGAGGTTGTTGATTTTCCATATGGTTTTTTACTTAATTGGGCATGCCCCAGTTGAACAATCTTCGCTAACAATTTCGTCAAAGCTGTTAGCACTATCAATATCTACAGGTAGTAGCTGTTGAACATAATCGCGATAAGTATGCTCGTCAACAACTTCCTGTGGCAAGTACAGATAACCTAGGTCTTTAGCTGTTTTAGTTGGATCGGTACGGTAAATAAAACTCACACCAACATAACTATCCCAGTTGTTTAGCAACCAGTCAATGATACCATCAACTTCACTAGGATCGTAACTAATAGTAACCGACGTATTTTGCTGAGTCCAGCTATTCTGAATCAGCTTATACTTTTCCAGCTGCTCGATAGCAGTGTCCAAGTTAACTTCTTTGCCATCTACTTTGTGGAACGGCACGTCCTGCCACTCCACAGGGAAAGTGATCAGCACACCACTTGGGTCAGTGGGGTGATTGATTACCTTATAATTTGCGCTTCGCAAAATTTCAACAATAGGATCGTACCTGCTAAATTGTACGTTGTTGAAGATATACTTGCCAAGCGGCTTGTGAACGCCTTCAGTGGTATCCATGATCTTGCTCAAGGTACCTGACGGCTTAA